CGCAATGCGTCGATTGCGAACGTGATGACGCTGGATGCCTCCGGCAACGTCGGCATCGGGGTTACGCCGAGTGAAAGACTTCACGTTTTTTCAGCCGGTTCTCCAAATGTTTTGGTTGAAGGAAATGCTGGAACTTATGCTAAATATGTTTCAAAAGCAGGAGCAAAAACGTGGTCCTCCGGTTATCGTTCTGGAACGCTTCAGTTTGAGATTCAAGAAGATTCGACAACCCGTTTTGTTGTAGCAAATGGAGGAAATGTTGGAGTTGGAACTCTAACCCCGGCTACCAAGTTAGATGTCAATGGTCAAATAACTATAAGGGGAGGATCTCCATCTACGAATTATATTGCATCTTCAAGTGATGCTAACGGTACAACAGTATGGAAATCTCCTCAAAATGTTGCATCTCTATTGGGTCCTAATATACTTCCAATTGGATCTATAATAATGTGGTCAGGTTTAAGTACGAACATACCATCAGGGTGGCTTTTATGTAATGGTCAAGCGGTCAGTCTATTTGCATATCCTCTTTTATATGCTCATTTAAATGCTGCTCCTTCTCCTAAACCATTTGGAACTAGTGGCATAGCACCTAGAGTTCCAAATCTTACGGGAAGATTTGTTGTAGGTTATAAATTAAGTGACTATGATGTAGGAGACACAGGAGGTTCTGAGGTGGTAACTCTTACTAATTCTGAATTGCCTAAGCATACTCATAAATTAGATAACGGTGTTGATGGAGCAGTTATGAGTAATCCTGGAAATCATACCCATCAGGTAGGATATCAAGATATTCCTAGAGTCGGAGGAACCGCAGACGTAACTGATATTAGAGATACATTCGGTGACGGGTTTAGAACTACAAGCGGAAATGGAGCCCATACTCATACTGGTAATACTGGAGACGGTACAACTGATGGATTAGATGGCCAAGCTCATGAGAACCGACCTCCTTTCTTAGCTTTATGCTATTTAATAAAAGCTGCTTATTAATAGAGTTTTAAATCCAGGATCTCATTGTAAAAGGAAGAAGACCTTCAGTTTCAAGAATTTCTAAAAGTTCAGCGAGAATATTAGCCTCGAATTTTTGATCTCGATAGACTGCTCTGTTTAAAATCAGGGAATTTAAGATTCCAATTGCCATAGCATTCTCATTAATGTCTGATTTATAAACATTAAAACACACGTTTCTATTTGGAAAAAATCCTTCTAAATCAGGTTGATTGAATTCTTTAATATCATCAGCTTTTAGTGATTTTCCAGAATTCTCAATTTCAAGTTCTTTTACCTTTTCTAAAGAATGTCCAAATTTTAATCTTTTATCAAATTTTATTTTCCAAATAGAATATTTAGAAGATTTAATTCTACTCATCACCAAAAATACCTCTTTTTGCATGTGAATTTTAGAATTCATAAAGTACATTTTAGAATCATCAGTCGCATCTAGAATTTTATCCAAGTGATCGATTAAGAGATTTATAAATAGAAAGTTTGCGCTTTTAAATATTTCTACTAGGTTTTCAGGTAATTGATAAATATGTTTTAAATTTTCCTTTATTTCTTTTAATTTTGGATCATTTAATTTTTGTTTCATATTGAATTCAAAAATGCTTCCTTCAATTGCTAGATTATTTAGGTTCAAACAGTGAAAAACAATTTCATAAAAACTAGAAACATCCCCTTCGTTTAATTTTTCTCTATATTTTTTATTTGCTGCTAATAGAACATAATTATAATATTCAGGATCGAGTCCAGCTCTTCCTTTGGTTATCCATAGAGGATCTAGTATGTGTTCTTTACTCATTAAATCTTTTTTATTATTTATTTTACTGTTTTTAAGTCAATCAGTTTAAAAAATTTTTTAAATAAATAATAAAAAGTAAAAATTTATTCCTAATGTCTAAAATAACTTTAAAATTATTAATTGATCCTGAAAAAAATTCGTTAACGTTTAGCAAGAACTACAGAATATTTTCAACTAAAGATCCAGTAAAAGGAATAACTGGTTTTACTGATTTGCTAGAAGATCTGACTCTATCTAGTCCTGAAGCTGTCGATCTAAATTTTTTAAATCGTTATTTTAGATATTCAAGAAATCTTAACGATTGGTCCCTATGGTATTCAGTTTCTCCAGGAAATTTAGGAGAAGCTGATGATATTATTTTCGATGAAGGAAGTAATTTCTATTTTGAATTGAAATATGAATATGATAATGGAACCAATTCTGAGTTGGCATCAGCGATTTCAATAAATGAAATTAAAATAAGATTTTCCCAAGTAGTCTCAACTCCTAATACAATTTCACCTGTTACTATATGCTCAGATGAAAAGTGTAGCTCAATAGTAGCTAAAGGAGATCCTAGCTTTAAACCCTATAATGTTGATAGTGCAGTTGGAATATATAAAGAGCTGACTCTATATGCTAATAAAATATTTGGACATGACATTGTCTATTTTAGAACGGTTCCCGAATCAGATAGCGGAGATTTTGTATTTAAAGAATGGACTCTATTTAAAAATGTTGATCGAAAATGCTTAAAGGTCCTAGTTCCTAAAAATACTTTTCCTAGTAATTCTCCTAAATTTACCGATTTTGGATTAGATTTTGAGCTTCCATTTGAGATACATGTCGACAATCAATATTTTCAATCTGTCTTTGGAAAAGGATCTCACCCTAGATATCGAGATTTTCTCTATTTTCCTCTAATCAATAGAATGTATGAAGTTCAAGGAAGTTATCTACATCGAGGATTTATGATGGAACCTGCATATTGGAAAGTCTCATTAAAAAAATACAGTCCAAACATCGATATGCTCCTTCTGGACGAATCCCGAACCTTTTTAGATAATGTCATCAATACATCCGAGGAAATTTTTGGAGAAGCAGTAAAAGAAGATATTCAAGATTCGGTAATGCCTAAACAATATTCAACCATTAGTAGAAGATTTGATTCTTCTCGAGGAGCAATACATCCTGATTTAATAATCAGGCCCCTTAAATATAATTTTAATTATGCATCTTTAATAGAAAACTATTATGACTTGGGAATAATTGCTCAGACTGAAGTTGAATTTGAATTAACTAATGACTCAGTCCCAAACAGATTCAGCATGAATATTCAAGATATTCCTAGTTTAAATGAGGGAGATCGAGAATCCTATGCGACAATTTTAGCGTATCAAGAGAGCCCACTATTTAAATCTTGGCTTAATAATGGATTGATAACGTCAGATAAAAATATTAAGGACACAAATTCAAGATTTATAAAACTAAGAGCCCCATTTGATAACATCCAAAATCATGTTGGAGAATCTGAGCCTGGTAGATACATTAGAATTGAATCCTATACTGATCTATCATTTAAAAAACAAAGAGGGGTTCTAACTTCAATAGATGGTGGCAAACAAAAGGTTAAATTTAAAGTAAGAGAAGCTGCCGTTATTTACAAGGCATCTCCTATATTTAATCAAACTGACGTATGTAATCTATCCTTTACTTCGTTATTTAATGTTGGAGAGACTGGAGATGCAATTCAATTTTTAAATGGATATAACAATGATCTTCAACAAGGAATCAGGATATCCGGTCAGTTTATCAAATATTTTGGAAACGTTCCAGAAGGAGATCTTAATATTTCAGTTGATCTTAATGGAATACAAAAGAATTATACCATCACCAATTTTAAATCTGGAGGGTGGCATGCAATAATTGTTTCAATATCAAATGAATTTAAACAATGTGGAGTCTATGTATATTCGATTAAAGAGGATCCAGCTGACATAATGAATCACAACGATTTTATCAGAGTTTTTTCAAGCACATCATCAATTCCAATTTCTGAATTTAATCTTCCTGATGATAGATATTATATTCCGTCTTCAAATGTATGGTTATCAAATATTAGACTCTTTAATACTATGATTAGAGAAGAGGAACATGAATTTATATTAAGCCAGCAATATATTAAAGACGAATCTAAGTTGATCATAATCGACAACTGTAAAACTCAATTAAACCTTCCTTATATAGCAATAAATAGATAATATGAAAAGTTCAAAACACGAAAAAATAGTTAACTCTAACACACAAGACATTTTTTTAAGAAATGCAATTCTTTCTCTCATCAATGTG